GACCTCCAGAAGCATTTGCAACAGGACTTGGTTTTGCTCCCATTCCAGCAGCAGAACTTGGTTTGAAATGATGTTCCCAACCACTTCCAGGATTTTTAAGAGTGCTGAGATAGGTATTGAAGTCTTGCTCAACTCCACCATTTAAAATAACAACTTTACCTTCAGCATTTCTCTTTAGATTGCTTTGTAATAATGACAAAGTTTGTTCTGCGTTGATAGCACCTAAATTACTAATAGCAGCTAAAGCTGTTTGTCTTGTGGAAGCCATTTCATTGGAAATTTTCATATCTTCTAAACTTTGCTTCAAGGACATATTCTCTTGTTGCATTTCTTGGTTGGTTTTATTAGCTTCTTCCCAAAGAGTTTTCCATTGACCTTGATCTTCTAATTCCTGTTTGCGTTGCTGATCTTTCTGTTTATAAACGTCATCAAGTTTTGTTTTGATGCCTTTAAATTTTTCTTGCTCATCTGCAACTTGTTTCTGTAAAGCAGATAGTTTTGCTTCATACTCTGCTTTTACAGAATCGAGATTCGGTGCTTGTGGTTGTGAAGGAGTATCAGTCACAGACTGTTCAGCGTTGGTCACAGACTCAGGCTGAATTACTTTTTCTTCTATTGTCATTGATTACTCAGATAATGCACTTGTGGACTTTTTCTTTGAAGCCTTCTTTTTTGGCTCCTCACTAACTTCAGAAGATTCTGGTTGAAACTCAACCATTTCCCACTTATATGATCCATCAGACTGAAGGACCCTATCTAAAGATTTTGCCATTAGATTTTTATGTACTTATCTACTATTCTAACAGATTATTCGGATTTGACCTCATTAGCTGAAGGTAGTACCTCTCCTTGGACCAAAATATCTCTGAACTCCTCTCTATCAATGACTTGTTGGTCGAATAAAGATGTTAAGGCTGTAATATCTTGCCCAATTAACCTCTCAATATCAAAATCTCTACTAATTTTTACCTCTGGTGGTTCAATTCCTACATATTGGGCCGAGAAATTAAAGGCTTTTTGAAGTTTTTGCTCTAATTCCATAGATACCATCGCAAGCATAGAATTAGTATCTACACGATCTAGTCTACGGGCATCAGCAGATTCAGCAACGAATTTCTGTTGTGATAATGTACTGATTCCAAGAGTTGCCATTTGCATCTGTAATTCCTTAATCTCAGCAGACTGAGCATCAAAAGCACTACTCGCTGGTTCTACATAATAAACTTTATTTCCTGGTTGAGTTGCCATTGCATAATTAACAGAAATAGCAACATCTTTAGTCTGGTCATCATAGCCTTCCATTACAAGCATTGGTTGTGATGCAACGTGCAAACTATGAATAAGGTCAGCTTGTCTTTGAAAATGTGCAAGATTTAAATATGCAATATCAAGTAAAGGTGGTTTACTGACTAAATTTTCTGTTTTTCCAGAATAAATTGTAACTAAAGGTATTTCACCAAGAGAAAACTCGCCAGATTCAACTTCTTTATACTCTTCTCCTGTAGTCTGAGCATCAAACTCGCCAGCATACGAATTATCTGCAAGATCATACATCTCATCAATTTGGTCTGTTTTACGAAATACTCTATATTTTCCAGGCTCTATAACTCTTATCTGTTCAAATACTTTTTCTCCAAAGTCTCCATCAGGTAATACAGCTTTTTCTGCTATTCGTGCCTGTATCAAGTTTCCATAGTTAGATTCTCTATCTAATCTCCAACCATAAAGATTATTTGGATCTACCTCTATCCAGTAAGGTCTACGATTCTGTTGCCTTTCTTCCGCAAGACTAACAGCACCAGAAGGTGCTGGATAATCAACAAGAATATGACTTTGACCATAAGTAAGAGAACACATCAATATTCTTCTTGCATATTCATCTAAGTCTGAACCACAACCATCAACATCTGCCTTGAAAGTTTCAGTCCAGTATGGATCGCCTGTTAATGTTATCGGTTTACGAAGGACTAAACCTGTAGCTGCCCTAATTAATCTTTGTGTGAAGGGAGAAAATACAGCACGATTTACTCTTGCCATGTAAGCTGTGTAATCTTCTCTTGGCTCTAACGGCAGAAATGCCTCGCTGTTTTCTCTAAGATATTCAGTGCCTTCAGTTACAGCCTTCATTATTTCCCAACCCTTCATCATGTCCAGCACGGCTCTGGTACGAGTAAAAGGACTATCGACTCCACCAACAGATGTAGAGGTTACAATTTTTGTTCTAATTTGGCCTGGGATTGCATAAGTCATTAATTAACACCTCCATCGTTTTAATGCTAACGCTTTTCTTGTGGGTCGCCCTTTTTTATCTTTTAATGGACCTGGCATACCCGACATTCTTGCACAAAAACTTTTTCTTCTTTTCTTTTCTGATTCAGTAAGACCTGATTTTTTGGTAACAGGTGCTTTTAAATTACTACCAGTAGCACGATTGTATTTCGCGCGACCTTTTGCGGTCAGACCACCTTTCCTAGACTTTTCCCCTCTACCTAAAGTTAAACTGACAGATTTACGTTTTCTCATTTGCCTTCTTTTTTCTTAGCTCTTTTGTGAGCCTCAGTAAAACTTACACCTTGTCTCATGAGTCTCTTCATCATCTCCATGTGCTTGTCGCTATGGTGTTCAGAGTGTTTCTTAAGTAGATTTTTTTGGCGAGTGGTAAGTCTCACTTTTTCTTCCTCTTTTTCTTGGATCGTAGCTTTTTCAAGTCGGCAGCAGTAATCTTATCCCTGGGAGGGGCAACAGCAGCAAGTTTGCGTTGCTTCGCTGAATAAGATGATTTAGGCATTATGCAGCGTTGGTAATAGCACCAGAAGTAATGAAGCTAACGCTTACAGTTTCTAGTTCGCCTGTTGTTGCAGATAAACTTGTTCCTGTTACAATTCCAGAAAAACTTACACTTTTACTTCCAGAAGTATCTAAAAATAATTGAAACTGTGCATCAGCAGCATCTTCTGTTGTTAAAACATCAGCTAATAAGTTTGCAGTTTCATTACTACTTGCTGCTGTGTATAGAAAGTCGATAGTTCCAGAACCAGAAATAAGTCCACCTACAAAACTTCTTGATGTAGCACCATGAGCAGTTACATCTAATGTTTCTTTTGATGTATCTAATGTCCAACCTGTAGTCGAAACTATTGCCTCAGTAGTGCCAGAAGAGTTCTTAAATTTAACAGAACCTTCCTCTCCACGAAAAAATGCCATGATCCAAAGAA